TATCGGCGCCTTGTTGGACGAAAAAGAAGCCATATCGGTCGCAAAGGTCGTACAGCGCACCGGATACGCCGCCTGCCGGAAGCAGAATCAGGTTGTACCCCTGTTCCTTCCATTCGAGCAGTTGGCTCGGCGATACGGTCGTACCCAGGTCGGGTACGGCCTTGAGTGCTGCCGGATACCCGTTGATCGCCAACTGCCCCCGGGTGTTGCCGACGGTGCGGAAGCCGACCTTGAGCGATACGTACTCCGTATAACGGCCTTCGGTCTGTGTCTTGAGCCGCAGGGTGTAAAGTATCGGGTTGCGGGCGCTCCATACCATCGTATCGGGAATCTGGGCGACCAGACGCAGGGTGTCTTCCCTGCGCATGTCGAGTTCGATCTCCTGGCTGCCGTATGTCACGACTTCGTCCTGCGGCGTCAGCAGTTCGTAGTGGATTTTCGCTTTCTTGGGATTCAGCGCGTCGGTTTTCACCACGATGCCGACCTCGCCGTTGAAGACGCTGCCGTTTCGGTACGTTTTGGTGAACAGGTCGCGGATGCGGATGGTCGGCTGGGAAAATACGTAGCAACTGCCTAACGCCGGTTCGGAGGGATGCGTCCAACTCTCGAGTACGGCGCTTGCTGGATTGGACAGCACCTTGATCGTCAGATTATTGACCCCTTCCCGGATCTGTTTGGTGAAGTTGTAATCCGCCGGATTGCTCCCGTTCTGGCAATACCCCGCGACCTTCCCGTTCAGGCGAATTTCGTAGGCCGACGAAGCCCACTCCACATGCAGGAGCACCTGGCGGTTTACCCAGGCGAAAGGCACCGTGAATTTCGTGGAAAACTCCGTGCCGGCTTCGGTCGTCGTCTTTTCCCACTCTGCCAGCGGGGTGAAGTATTTGGAGGCTTCGCGCGATCCGGCGGCGGCTTCTTCTGCCGTCGGATAGGCGACGAAGGTGGTGCGGGAAAGCTCCTTGCCTATCTCGACCGGCTCCGGCGAAGCGTAATCCTGGGCGCAGGCCATCCATGCGGAAGAGAGAAGGAGCAAGGTCAAAAGACTCTTCATAAGGCGATAAATTTTTTATGCGGCTCGGGCGGATGCGGACGAGTTGGACCCGCCGTCCGCCTTTCGCTGTTTAGTTAAGTAATAAGATACGATCGGCACTCTTTGTCTGCGAACCCGTACGTTCGCTCCCGCTTTGCGCTGTGCTCTGCGGCTTGGCGCTCTTTGTACGCGGGGCGATACGGATTCCGTCGCCTTTTCGTATATTTGTCCCTGTAAAGTTACTAATTTTTTCCGAATATGACTCCCGACTATCCCCGGCTCAATTTTCCTGCCGTCAAATTGCGGATTTCGCAGCGCGGGGAGCAGACGACCGTCTGGGACCCGCTTCGGGGAATCTACCTGGTGCTGACTCCCGAGGAGTGGGTGCGCCGTCATTTGATCGGGTTTCTGATTTCCCATTGCGGAGCACAGCCCATGCGGATCGTTCAGGAGTATGCCGTAGCGATGAACGGATCTCCGCAGCGTGCCGATGTGGTGGTCGTGGACGATCGGGCCTGTCCGCTGATGCTCGTCGAGTGCAAGGCTGCCGGGATCGGAATAGACCGTCAGGTGCTGGCGCAGGCCGTCCGGTACAATTCGGTGCTGGGGGCCCGTTACGTGGTCCTGACCAACGGCCTGGTGCACTATTGTTACGAGTATGCCGAGGGGCGATATACCCGTATGGACCGTTTTCCCCGCTTGTAAGTCATAGGCTTTATGCGGGCCTGATGCGCATGGATTTTTCCCGATACTTTTGCATTCGGATATATTTTGGTTAATTTAATCAAAATATTTGGGGGGGGATTTTTATATTAGTTTTGTATAATCGGCAAAACGAGATGCGACGAAGTTCAGAACCAGATGCGACTTTTAGAGGGTTGAAGTAATCCAAAACGAAAAGCGACTGAAATTTCGCACACGCGCAGAATATATGTAAAGCAAATGCACGATCCGTTTACATATCGCGGGAAATATGTAAAGCGAATCAAGAAAACATACCGTTCGAATGGCGTTTAACTGCCGCTCGAACGGTTTTTTATTTCAAGATGAATCAATACCAGCTCCATCTATTCGCCTAAATACTCACCCTGGAACAGAGATGCCTGTGCCCGTTCCTCGTAGTTGCAGACCATCCACTCCTCTTGTCTGCGGCGATTTGATTTCGAGGCACTGATCGTCCGCTCGATACGATGGATAATCCATCCGTTCTTCCGGGCATACCGGTCGATCATATCGAACGGGAACATCGTGAGCATAAACTTTCCCTTGACGGTTTCAAGCAATTGCAAGAGTTGCTCCATATTCTGTTCGTTGAATGTATCCTCATAGTGTCCGCAATCGGAGTTCACATAAGGCGGATCGACGAAATGAAAGGTATCGGGAGCATCGTAGCAGTCGATCACGTCGAGAGCGTTTCGGTTCTCAATAGTCACTCGTTCGAGCCGCTGACAAAGCCGCTCTGTGAACTCATCCTTCGCGTTACGCAGTTTCTTGGTCATTGTGCCGCTGAAGTCATATCCAAATGTCCCGTCCATCATTGACGCAAACGACATTTTACAGAGCACCCATACGGCCCATGCCCGTTCGACGGGAGTAAAGAACTGCGGATAAGAGTTGATATGTCCGGCATGGGCGTGCAGGTCCCGGCTGTGTAGTGTTTTGTTAATCTCGTGTTTGAGGTCTGAATAGTAAACTTGCATACACCAGTAGAAGTTTGTCAACTCCATGTTGATGTCATTGATGATTTCAGCTTCGGAGGGCCGTTTGGCGAACAAGACGGCCGCACCGCCGCAAAATGCCTCTGTATAGATCTTATGCGACGGGATCAAAGGCAAAATGTGCTTGAGCATTGTCTGTTTGCCGCCATAGTAGGAAATAGGGGTTCTCATAGTTTGCTATTTTATTAAAATTAGTATCTTTGCGTATCTCATCTACATACCAGCCGTCCCCTGTACAGGAAACGACACAAAAAATTACTCGCAGCAGGAGGTTTTATCCCCCGGTCGCTGCGAGTAATCGTGCATTTGTTGGTATGTAGGTGAGATGACTGCTAACAAACCGGGGGATTTTTTGTGTCCTCCCCCGAAGGACTTTATTTGTCAGATTCGATGCTGACCGTCTACTTCGTCTTTCACTTTTCTGCCGACAACCGACGTATTCCATACATGGTCCATCGCAGCCATTAAAAATTCTTCAATTAATTTACGACTGTCTCCAATGGCGGTTCTCAAATCTTTGTCCAGGTCGTATGGTCGGTATCTCTCTTATAGACATACCCGTTTCGAATACGTAATCCGGCTTTTCCGATCAGGACTTCGAAAATATCTCCCGTGAATACCGCATAGTTGCTCGATCCTTTCACAACGGCTACTCCGTTGGGAGCGATCAGGTTCTTGCGGATGTCTTTCACGAAGTTGAATTGGGCGGCATTCATCGTTGCAGAGGCCGTAAGTTTTCCGGCTGCCGATGCTTCGACCGTAATCCGGATGTAGTACTTCTGGGCTGCTCCAGTGAAAAGATATGAAATCGTCTCGTCGATATTCAAATTCGTGTTTTGGGCTTCAGCCGTGCTGTTTCGGTACAGGGGATCGGCTTTCCCCGTCAAAGCGTTTACCACCTCGATCTTTACGCCCCCGCCGCCTCCTTCGGCATTGCCTGTGATGCGGCCTGTAATCCGGGCCGACATCTGTACTCCCTGTCCACAGGTAAACGGCGGACTTGATTCGTAAACATTTCGGATAAAAGGATTGCTTTGTCCCATAGCCAGTGCGCTCACTTCTTTCGTTTCTACGACACCCGGGACACTCGAAGCACCCAGGACCTGCGATACGGACGTAATTCTGTATGGGGTGAGTATGATTTTATCTCTGCTTGCGGCTGCATCGCTCACCTCTACGGAATCGCTTTTGACCTGCAGGATTCCGACGGTTCCTTTGGTTGCGTGTACTTCCCCGTCGGCGTGCACTCTGAACACGGCTTTTTTCCGGTTTGTATAGTCGGCTCCCGACCAGAAGGGCACATCGTCTTCCTGCAAGCCGCTCACGCCGGCCGTCACCTCGCCTTGCATGTTTTTCATCAACATTACGTTGGTCATCACCAGACCGCCTTTCACTTCGGTACTTCCGTCTTCCATAGCCTGCTTGAGGTACTCTGTCGATTTGATGGATTCGTCTATCGCTTCGTCGATCAAGTCCGACATGTTGCCGCTCAATTGATAATAATCGGCAAATACGTCTCTGAACTCTGTGCCGGTTATCTCGGATGTCGTACTCATATCGGCCAGCAGGGGCGCAAGGTAATCTTCGAGTCTCTTAAAATAGGCAGGGAAAGACCCCATGTCCACGCCATATTGGTCGGCCCTGGCCATTATACTCCAGTATTCACCCTGAATGCGCACCCATTCGTTGGCCACCTGCTGTTTGTCGGATGGCGTCAGGCTTGAATCCGAGGCGATGTAGTCCACATCCAGCTTCACCTGCTCAATCTGCGCCTGCACATCTTCTTCGGCCGTGATATATCCTGTGGGGGCCTTGTTGCCTTCCGTAAGCTGAATATCGTACAGGTAGATCGGGTTCCAGGTGACGACATAGAGGACTATTTTCTGCAAGGACTTGCCCGCTTTGGTCGTATAGACCGCTTCATACAGTTCGGATGCAGTCGGCGAAGGCGGCGTGGCCATAAATTGAAAGGTGTTATCGTCATAGACCGCGCAAAACATAACTCCCTGCTTGCTGTTGGGCTGCTTGATACGGGCCTTGAAGACATAGGACATACCGGCCTTGTAGACGATCTTACCCCCGAAGCAATCTTCAAAGGATGTAATACCATCGGCCAAAGGCGTGGCCACGCCTGCATTGCTCGCTTTATTGGCATCGATCCTCATGTATGCTCCATCCGTGTCCGTACCGGTCGTCACCACATCCGAAACACCCTCTTTGGCGCTGTTCCACGCATAGAGGAATTGTCGGGCTATATAGTTGCGGGCGCCGAACTGAAGATTAGCAATCTCGTCTTTGGCTTCGTTGGCTGCCGTATCATCGGTGTATTTGGATGCTTTGTCCCAATCCGAGCTTTCGAAATTGCCCGTTGCACGGGATTCGATACAGCGCATGATGTCGCCGCCTTCGCCCTGCGTCCAGATGTCACCCACATCGTAGGGTGTAGTCGGTGTTACGACGAATACACGACGTTTGGCATCGGCCGTGTCCTGCGCCCGCGCCGCCTCTTGCAGGGCCTTTACCGCATCGCTGTCGGCGATCAGTGTCCATTTATAGGTTCCGTCCTCTTCTTTTACCCACCGCCACGATTTGCCCGCATCGGGGTTCGTCGTCTTGTCGCTCGATATGGTGAAGTGAATCTGCGGGTATTCCGCCGGAGTGATTTTGGCATTATCGGTTTTGCGGATGACAAAAGCTATGTAGGGATTGTCGCTTCCGACGGTATAGCTCTGGCTCCATACGTAACTTGCTATAACCGCTCCGGATGACGCTATCGGATTGTAACCCATCGTATAGCCTTCGCCCACCGACAATACGGCGCCTTTGGGTATTCCTCCGACCGGAGTTTTGAGCCGGATGCGGGTGCTGTCGGCGATTTTGATTTGATCCCAGGTCTTAATGCCGTCGATATAGGATGCACCGATGCTGCCCTGCTCCCAACAGCCTGCGTCCGTCGGGTCGAAATTCGCGGGCAGCGTATTGGTGAACGTGTCGCCGATATGGTTTTCCTGCTCGCCGTCCGCTATCCATGTTTGGGCCGGTTCATTGTAAAGCGAGGGGGTATAGGGATAAAACCAGTTTTCCACGACACCGTCCAGCCGTTTGTTGATCTCGGACAATTCGTCGGGCAGCGTGTTATCGATGTAATCCTTAGCCTGCTGAGCTTTGCGATCGGCGGAATTGGCAGTGGCCTGGGCTTCGGTGGCCGTCTGATCGATCTGTTCGATGTCGAACTCCTTCTGGAACTGTCCCGTTGCGGGGTCGTAGAGCTTGCCTTGCTTCCAGCCTGCCTCCGGGGTGAAGGCCACGCCGACGCCGTTGTCGCCGACCAGCCGGAACAGCTTGCTCCGGGTGTCCAGCAGCGCCTTCTTGTCCAGGCTGCTGATCATACCTTGCAGGTAGATATTATCCAGATAGGCCGAATAGCCCGACATCTGGATCCCGAAGACGGAGAGGTTCGTAAGGTCACCGAACTGCGCGGCGATATTCTCGGCCGTGAACTCCCAGTCGCTGACATTGCGGAGATAACGCTGGTAGGTGCGCGTCGAGTAGCGCGAGCTCCGCCGGGCGGTATTCGTGAACGAGCCGTAGGCTACGAAGGTCATCGATTCCATCGGATCGATCTGCTTGGTAAAGGTGGCCGACAGGGGGCGCAGCTCGTAGCGGAACCGCTCGTTGCGGTCGCCCAGGACCTCCGTGATACGGAAATAGACCGTTGCGAAGCCTGCGAAAGAGAAGTTGCCCCGGCCGTCGTCGGAATCTGCCGTCGCATTGTTCGACGGGTCGAAGTCGTGGAAGATACCCATGCAGATATCCCCGACAGCTACGGCGCCGATCTCTCCCTCTTCGAGTTTGAGCGTTACGAGCTTCTGCTCCTTGTCCACGCTCTCGATCACCCCGGCGCCCGGAGCGCTCCAGTCGTCCCCGACGCTGATGCCCACACGGTTGTACCGAAGCTCCGGAACCTCCAGAAAACGACGGATGAAGAGGCTCTCCAGCTCGCCGGCGCCTTTTTCACTTATAAACCCGCCCACTCCGGTAATACCGGAGGCATATGATGGTCCAAATTGTGCCCCTGCGTTGAAAGTCATTCTACCTTTGAACGTATCGGGTGCCTGCTTGTTGGCAAACTCCCATATTGCCCTTCGTGCAGAATAAGCATTTGTATCGGTCGGGAAAGTATTATCGTATCGGGTGATTAGATATATAGCCGCTCCATTCTCCGCAATGCCTATACGTTGGGAATAGAGCGATGCTTTCACGTCCGATTCAATACTGCCCAGGCGGGAATAAGGAGTATTGTCGCCTATCGTATAGGTTGCGATGTACTCGTTGTATAGTTTTTTTTCATAACCTTGAATCCGGGAAAGACGACCGTCTATACCGAATTGAGGACCCATTAATCGTACAGCCTGTCCTGCTTCGTAGTTTTTTTCGTTGTGTGTACAATACACGGGATTCGTTTCACAGTCATAGACTGTCGTGTCGCTGCTATGTTTGGCAGCATAGGAAGTGCCGACCTCAAGAAGTTCTTGTTCTGCTTCGTCTATGCGTTGCTGGGGGAGTTTGACGCCTGTGAGTACGAAAGTGTCAGGCCCTCGGTCATCATCTTTTCCACGAGGACGCATGTTTTCATTCGGTATAATCTGCTGACTTTCGCCGGACGTTTCGACTTGGGCGATGATTTCAAATTTCTTGTTGAATCCGTCTTCGGGTTTCCAGGTCGCGGGGTCGATATTGTCGCCATTGTCGTCGATAAGGGCGAGTTCGAAATCCCAGCCGATCAAATCGCCGCTCGTAAAATGTGCCCCCAGCGTTTCTCCTTCGATTACGTCTGAAGGTAGAAATGGCGTGTCGTTGCATACCATGACGTATGCCTTGTCGGTCTGCCCTTCAATGATTGTCCGATCGATAGTTTCTACCGAAGTGACGGTTTCCGTGTTCTTCGGGTAGATGTCGTCGAAAAACACTACGACTTCCTTGATTTCGTTTTTTGTAAGTCCGGGACGTGCGTCTATGTATTGCTGCCCATCCGGAAGCCGTAACCGGACTTCGGAAACGTGGTTCGTTACGCCGCCCTGTTCGGATTGTCCGTATTCTTTCGTCAGGTTGCGCGTGGAGCCGAATACATAGAAACGGGTCCCGTATTCGGAATCGTCCCCTTTCTTGGCCGGGATGCTTTTGACGACTTCTCCGCGTTTGAATGTTTCCGGCGTTCCGAAGTTCAGTTTTCCGAAATGCAGGGTTACGATACTACCGTTCTCCTCGGTCCACCATTCGACATCGAAAGTCTCGGCAATGGATGATAAGGCATCCCAACAGGTATCGCCATTGAACGATACGAGCTTGTTGGTTTCCGGATGTTCGACATTTACACTTCCCATCTGCCAGTTGTTTCCTCCCAGTGCCTTGTTCATGTTGGCGACGATGAGCGCCCCGAAGGATGCCAAGTCTGTCGTGTTGTGGAATACAGCTTCAGGATTATCGCCTCCCAGCCAGAAGCAGATGAAATTTTTCATGTGGTTTTGCTGCGCCTGGAACTGAAGCGTGTATTTGTAGCCGCCGGTTTTGTTGTCGAAATCCGGATAAACCTCCGACATGATTTCGAATTTGCGGCCTTTGTAGGTGATGTATGATCCGAGGGGGAAATCCAGCGGGGTAAGCAAACTAAAGGGGAGTTCGATGTAATAATCCCCCATAAGTGCGTATTTGATAATGGCACTCGTTGTTACGGGCGCATCGTATATCGCTTTACCGGAAGGGTTGTATATTGTCATTTCGTCGATATATGTATCCTGTGCCATCACAGGGTCGATACAAAAGTGTGGGGTTTCGGCACATTATGCAAGTAATTTTAAGAAAAAATACAGAAAAACGCCCCGGTCTTTTGACCGGGGCAAGAGGGGGTTGCTTCCATCCGTATTTTAAGGTTTAAGCCATGAACTTTGCGGCTTAACGATTAGACGAGCGTTGTTATATGCCATCTTCAATGTTAAGCATGTGCGCGCTGTATAGGTATTATTCCCTATTTTATGCGTGGCTAAAGCTAAATCCGGATTGGGTGATCCAGGGGTAAGGCATAAGGGCAACAGAAGTTGTATTTTCCCTTCGTAATACAGGGGGACAGCTATTTTGTAATTTGACCTTGCTTTTTTTTGGGCTTCATTAATCGCGCCAACGAGTCTTCTGCGCATTTCGTCTGAACTCAGCCCTTGCATGTGTGCAGGAAATCTGTCCATGTTGTCCGCAATGATATGGTCGATTTGAGGGACTACCCTGCATTGAGGATTGAAAATCAAATCCTCGGGTTTCTGGAAAAAATCAGCAATGTCCGGAATATTATCGCCGAATTTGCTAATTAGCTGAATATCGCTTTCCCTGACAAATGCCTTGAAAACATAAGGCGATAAACCTTTCTCGGCTACATCTGGCCTATTGTTGCGTTCAGCAAGAGCAAATATGCTTTCCAAATTTGCAGTTACAAGTCCAGTATTGAAACATGCAAAATTGTTATCAGAAGAAAAGGATATTTTATTTTCAGATTTAATTTTGCGGAAAGTATGTTCGATATAACTTTTCAAAATGGAATATTTGGCTTGCGTAGCATCTGAGAAATCCCATGGTTCCGGATCTGCTATATTATTCGCAAGATATTCAATAGATGCGTCATAATTAGGGAACCAACAAAAGTCAAAAAGAGCCGAATGAAATTTTTTCATAAACGTAAGTTTTTTATATTGTCAATAAATAAAAAGACCGCCATGTAATATTATGACGGTCTTATTGTATCCTTTATGTTCGATATTCGTGGTTACGGATAGACCCGTACGTCTATATTTCATTATATGATGCAAATATAATACACGTTTTTTCGAGGTGCAAATTTTTTGCCAACTTTTTAGTTGCACTATGAAAACGTAGCCGAATACACGTTTATTGTCCTAACGTATGGAAATGATAAAGAGCGAAATTCGTAAGATTGGAGAAGAACTGCAATTGATTTGATAAGGATGGGGAGGGGCTAACGCATCATTTTACGATGAATAGCAGAAGCGAGTAAAAGGCTGGGATAGATTCCCGTCCTTTCCTATTCGCGTGCCGCCCGATCTGCGGGGTTGGGTTCTCGGAATTTCACTGCTAATTTACAGGCATTCAATCGATAATTTTCAAATTGAGTGCTGTTGCTATATAAAAGATTATACGTATTGCCTAAATCCGGGACATATAGTGTTACGGTTCCTTTGTGTAATTCTGCAACAAAAGCAGCATAGTTAGATAAAAATGCCTCTTGTGATGTTCCTTTGATCAAAAATGTCAATGTTACGTCACGTTCATTTACAACCGGTGAATCCGGAACAATAATATCTATTCCGTTTTGTGTTGGATCGTCATTTTCGACAAATTCTTTGAGAGATGGAGGTGTAAGGAGGGCTGCATATGCTCCTGAAAGCATGGCAACTCCCATTGTAGATAACGGTTTGTTATTTATAGTTACTTCTGTTGTTGGCATGTTTTATAGGTTATCAAGTTTTCGATTTATTGCAACAAGAGTTTCGCCCATTGCAGGCAATATGCGGGTGTATGTTCGAATATCTGCGACATTACCATTCAATTGAATCATAATATCTCGGATGTCGAAAGTCACATTACGCGTATCCATATTGATCGATCGAAGCAGCTCCATACCATTGACAAGGATGTTCATTTTACCTTGCATGTCAGTAAAGCGACCGTTGAGTTCGTCGCCTGTGTCTTGGGACATTGCCTGAAAACCGCGTGAAGTAGCATTCTGGGTAGATGCCTGATTGTCGGATAGCAGAGAACCTGCCCATCCATATTTATCATCTAAATATTTTTGTAAGTCATCAGCCATTTTATAGGCCTCCTCTTGTTCCTCGGCTGAAAATACCCCATCTAACCAGAACTCTTGCAATTTCTCGCGAATTTTCTTCATGGCTTCGGAAGATTGTATGGCAGATTTAATACTTTCTATTACCATTTGACGCATCATATTCCGAACCACATCTCGTGCGGTTCTTGCCCGATCTTCCCCGTTTGCCCATGCATCGGCGTAAGCTGTCGCGAAATTGTCAATCGCAGATTTTAGATCTTCGCCAAAAATTGCATCTAAGGCCTTTTCCTTATTTTCTTCTATTTGTTTATTTATCTCATCAATTTGATTTTCCCATTCTTTGATTCGTTCTTCATCCGTGTCTTTTTTACTACGCTCTTCTGCTATTTGATTTTGTATCAATATTTTTTGCTGTTCGAGTAATTCATTTTGTTGTTCGATAAGTTCAGAAGCATCTGTAGAGTATGCCTCTTCAACGGCCTCCCCGAGTCCATCATATGATTTTTCGAGAGCATCAATTTGATCTTGTAAGCGCTGAATGTTACGTTCTTTTCGTCGATCTCCGCTGAAAAGGTTTATCAGGCTGGTGATAGCCGACACAGTTCCTTGAATGCCTTGAACAATATTTCCAGATGCGAATCCACTCACAGCTTGTGCTGCTCCGCCTACAGCACCTGCAATGTTGTTAATGGAGGCCGTCGTGTCTTCATCTGCTCCCAATGCTGACGCAATAGAAGACACACCGCTTATCGATGCAGCAACGATGTCAATTGCCTCCGCTACTGCTTGCCAGGCATCTTCACGTAGCTTTACAGCTCGAAGATCATCCCCATCTGCAAGTGCCTTTTTATAAGCCTTGAAGTTTGCCGAAATACTTGCGAATGGATTCTTCCGAGTGGCTATATCTGCTGCTTGGTCAAGTTGATCGGTTACTGTTTTCAGATTGATAGGGTCGAGGTCGGCATCTTGGAGCAGTCTGTTTATGTTGTCAATAATACGCAATATCTCACGGCTCGACAAGGCGTCGAGGTTTTGGAACAGATTAATCCAGTCATCGGTTTTCATCAGTTCGTCCACCTTGATTTGTCCGATTTCCTCTGTTTCATGTTTGTCGATTTGAGGAATAAGGTCGGAGCGGCCGTTCTTTGTTGCTGTTTCCCTGTCTTTGGCGTGTTTCTCGCGTATCTTGGCAATCTTATCCTCCATCGTACCGTATTTCTCGACAATGGTATTTAGGCTGGCCGCAATTTCCGCTTGGTCGATCTTGATACCCAAATCGGTCGCTTGCTCTTTGGTGATATTTCCAGCCTTCAGAGCATCTTCTACCCACTTGCGGAACTCCTCGTATTTGTCTTTTATGCCTTTGATGCGGCGATCTTCTTCCGAGAGCGTGTCATCGGTGATCTGCTTGTATATCTTGTCAAGCTCTTGGGCGTATTTCAGTTCTATGGCAGCTCGGTCATCGGCATTTTTTTGCTGAATATTCGATTGCCTTTCCTGAAAATCTTTTGTTTGATCTGCAGTTATGATTCCACCCTGCGCGGCTTTAAGTTTCGATTTATCCTGCTCGAGTTTGTTCATTTCCTCTTTTGTGCGCAAGTCTATTTCGGCCAGCTCTTTCTGCTTGCCATCTTTCAAAATATCGATGCGCGATTGCTGAAGGGCTTTATCATTGGCGAGAATAAGATCGGATAGCTTTTTCTGGGCTTTGGCGGCATCCGTCGCCGTTTTGCCCGAAACGCTGTATTGTTTAATTTTCGAATCGTATTCGGCGATTTTGGCGATCAGCTCATTCCATTTCGCTGTCCCTTTCAATGAAACGTCCATCGCTTCGAGAGCTGCCTCCGCCTCCTTCTTCTGTCCTTCCCAATAGGATTTGTTGCGTACTTCTTGGGGCTGTTCTGGTGTTTCGGTATTTGTAGAACTTTGGGGTGTTGGAGCTGTAATACCGAATCGTTTGCGGGCCAAATCATCTGTTTCACGCAGTACCTCTTGTGCTTCAACTATATTCGCTATAAGTTTTGCGACACGTCCCGTATATACTTCAAATTGGGTTGTTAGCCCCAATGCTCCGCCTATTGTTGCTTCAAAATCTTTCAATCCACTTATACGTAATATCCCCGCCGAATTTTGAAGAACTTTTATCGAACCGTCGCTTATGGCTTTTTGTAATTCAACGCCATACTGCGTACCCAATTCATCGCCGTATTTTTTTATAAGTTTGTTGAAAATTTTGTCATAGCTTTTGGTTGCCGTTTGCTCGAACAAATCAGTCTGCTCCCGTGAGAATTTTTCGTATTGACGAGCGTTATAAGATTGCAATATTGCATCAGTAAGACTGTTATATTTTTGAGCGAGAGTTTCAACCGTAAGTGTTTCGGCTTTTAGTCCGGCGTCATATTTACCGAATTTTTCTATTATTTCGTTACGAATTTTGTTATATTCTTCCGTTCCCTCCTTTGCCGCTTGTAATTTCCCTTTAAGCCTGCCTAACTCCGATTGTTCTACTGCCGCAGAACTTGCCGCTTCGGCTATACTGTCATTCAGCTGCTTTTGGGATTTTGCCGCGCTATATATCCCGTCTGAATATTTCCATACGGCGATCCCAATAGCGGTAAGGACACTCAAAGCCAACCCGAGCGGATTAGCATTAAACGCCGTATTAAATAACAACTGTGCATCCTTTGCGGCGGTTATACCTTTCGCCAAATCAAAAAATGCTTTGATATTTGCTGCGGTTACAACTATTTTTTGTGCCGCTGCGGTCAAGATCAATGTTGCTTTGTAGGCACCGTATGCCGATACCAACGGAATTAGAATATCCAATACCTTTTGGTAATTCTCGACAAGTGAAATCGTACCCTTGAGCACACCCGTGATGACGCCTTCCTGCGATTTGCCGAGGTCGTTGAACATCATGTCGAGAGCATCGCCGAGATTGGAGATGAGGCCCGTAATGGTTTTGGATTGCTCCTGCATCAGGTTGTGGAACTTCCCGCCCTCGTTCGTCATGCTTTCAATAGCCTTCTGCACCTCTGGAAAGCCTATTTTGCCTTCCGTGACCATCTGTGAGATTTCTGCGCGGGTCTTGCCGAGTTGCGTTGCCAACTCTCCCGCGAGGTCGATGCCTCGGCTTTGGAACTGCATTACGTCACGTGTGTATAAACGCCCCTGTACGGCCGTCGTGCCGTACAACCACGTGAGGTCTTGCAGGTTCAGTCCCAGACCGGCCGCAACATTACCGAGCCGAGTCAGTGTGTTGGTAACATCCGCTGCTGCGAATCCATATGCGAGAAGCTGGCGGGCGCCGCTGGCCACGCCTTGCAGGTCAAGCGGCGTTTTGGCGGCCAGTTCGACCATTTGTGACATCAATGCATCAGCCTTTTCTTTACTTTGGAGCAGAGTTGCGAAGGCCACTTCGAGCTGTTGAAACTCGCCACGAGTTTGCGCGATTTGTTTCACCAGCCCCGCAAGCGACACTCCGACGCCGATTTGTCCGAGGGTGGTAGCCAGGCGACGCATTGCAATATCCATACGGTCGGCGTCCGTCACGACACTGGACGTTACGGTTTTGGCCGTTTTCTGAAGTTCACGGAACTTGCGAATTGCTTCATCGTTATCTATGACTACGGTAAGGTTTATACTCATAATACGATGACGGTTTTATCTTTATTGATTTCTACCTTTGATCCGCTGATGTTCACGACTTTTATTACGGCATAATTCGAAGCGTTGATTGTGGCCGAGGCTCCATGCATAAGAATGACAGTGTGGACGAAATCTACTCCCGAGGCTTCTATTTCAGCCGACGTATTGCCGACTAAGCAAATGTATTTTCGCTTGTCGAGCCTTATGCATCCGCAATCCACATACATGTTGCAATCACTCACTTCGTTTTTGTGAGCTTGAAATATTCCCAGCGGAGGGAAATTGTTTTTATGGCAAAATTCAAGTCCTTGTGGCGTAAAAAACAGAGAGGTCAGGGAGTGAAAATTTTTCACTTTGTCCAGTCGTTCGCAGGCGCCGAGTGCGGACGCGGATTTTAGGATGTTGTCAAGCATATAAATTATTTCGTTTGTTATCGTTTGCCTCCTGCCATCAGAAGAAGTGTGTTCATTGCATTAGGATCGTTCATGTCAATTATATCGGGAACTTTTGATTGTTCATTGTTGGGAATATTAGTTGTTGATTTACTTTTACAATCCGTTTTTAGAGCGTCGGAAATCATAAGCTGTACGTTAGCCCATGAAATCCCCCAAAGAATATATTCAAGAGTCCAATGATAGCGGTTTATAAGATTATCTATTTGTCCCCAGATACTGCGCCCTCCGTAGTGGCTATCCGCTCCGCTGTTGTCGTTGGGGAAATCATTACCCGCAGCGTTCTTA